GCGTGACGCTTGTTGCGACGAACCACCCGATTGCTCAGGGTACGTTCAGCAACCAGCTCACGACTCCGGCGAACCTGTCGCAGACCTCGCTTGAGCAGATCCTCATTCAGATCCGCAACGCTGTTGACAACAACGGCAAGCGCATCCGTTTGAACCCGGAGAAGCTCGTTGTGTCGCCGTCGAACGTGTTCCAAGCGGAAGTGCTCTTGAAGAGCGTCCTCCGTACTGGCACGGCTGACAACGACATCAACCCGGTGAAGTCGATGGGCCTCCTCGCTGGCGGTCAGGCCAACCTGTCGCGTTTGACTTCGACCACTGCTTGGTGGGTGAAGACGGATGCTCCGGAAGGCTTGAAGCTGATGATGCGTCGTGGCCTTGAGAAGAGCATGGAAGGTGACTTCGAAACCGACTCCACGCGCTTCAAGAGCACGGAGCGTTACGCTTTCGGCTGGACCGACCCGCGCACGGTGTTTGGTACGCCCGGCGTCTGAGCCGCTTACGCGGATAAGTCCAAAAGACTGGAGAAGGGGGGCTTCGGCCCCCTTTCTTTTTGCTTGACGGCGTTATAGAAAAGCCTAAACTAGAAAATAGGACTAGGTGTAACCAGCTCATCTGACCGGCCTAGCGGACGATGCACAGACAGATGAGCGACTTGTGCATGAGGAATTGACATGGCTAATACAACATTTACGGGACCGGTTATTTCGCTTAACGGGTTCTCTGGTACGGTTTTAACCGTTGCTTCGGCTACGATTGATAACCTTGTTTGCAGCACGCTGACGATTGGTTCGACTCAGCTTACCAACGGTTCTGTGTCTGGCACGGTCGCCACTCAGGCGGGTCGCATTCCCGTTCTTGTTGGAAGCACCACGCTCTACATCGCTCTGTACAGCAGCCTGACGCCGTAATGACGAGGGGGCTTCGGCCCCCTTTTCTCAATGTGATTGTGAGGGAAAGCAACCATGCGTCCTATTAGTTTTACAAGATCACAACCGGCGGCAGATGCGGACAGTATCGTTTCAGCACAGTCGCTGAGCGTATCTGGCGCGATTACGTTGGATGGAGTGTTGGTATCGAACGGCGTAGCCGTGTTGACGGTACCGGCTGTCTTGACAGCAACTAACGCAGCCTCTTCTACCATCAACTTTGTGGTGACCGGTACGGGTCCTGCGGGGCAGTCTCAGGTTGAGACACTGGCTCTGACGGCTTCGGGTACGGTGACGGGTTCGCTGTCGTTTGCGACGGTGACCGGCATTACGTCAAGCGCAGCAGCGGCATCTACCATCAGCATCGGCAACGGTGTGTCTGGGTATACGTCGTGGATTCCGCTCGACATCTACACGCCGAACCAAGTGACCAACATCTCTGGTAAGACCAGCGGTACGGTCAACTACTCGGTTGAGTACACGAACGAAGATCCGTTTGATCTTAGCATCCAGCAGTTAGCGGTTCCGCACCCAAATGCGAGCCTGACAGCAGCGAGCGGCGATGAAACGCAATTTACGACCACGTTGATGCGAGCGGTGCGCTTGAAGATTAATTCGGGCAACGGCTCGGTTCGCTTCACAATCGTTCAGCAATCGACGGCCTGATAAATGGCTAACATCAAGATCACCGATCTTACGGCAGCGACTGCGCTTGGCGGGACTGAGCTGTTTGAATGCGTTCAGTCTTCCTCGTCAGTTAAGGCATCGGCTCAGCAAATCAAAACGTATGTTGGGAGTTCTCTTAACATCACGGGCGGTGTGCTTGGGTCGGTCACGATCAGCAACGGCGTAGGTAGCTTTAGCTCGCTTTCGGTAACGGCGGGAGCAATCCCGTTTAACACCATTACGAATCGCGCTATTGGCCAGTTTGAATCTCACATTGATCAAACAGCCGCATCAGCTAACGTCGGTTATGTCGTGCAGATGAATAACGCAGCCGATTTCAATACTGGTATAACGATCGCGTCGAGCACGAACGTCACGGTAGCAGCTACTGGTGTCTATTCTATTAATGCTAGCATCCAGTTTGCGAATTCTGACAGCAGCAACCACACATCGACTTTCTGGTTCAAGAAAGACGGTACGAACATTCCGAATTCTGCGTCGATCATTTCGGTGCCGAAGGTAGCGGACGGTGGTAAGACGCTGGCTCAAGTGACTATTTTTGAGTCAATGACTGTTAGCAGTTACATACAGTTGGTTTGGTCTGCAAACAATATCGCTGTTAGTTTGGATTACTCGTCTGCAACCGTAACTGCTCCGGAAGTCCCCTCTGTTATCTTCAACATGCAGAGAATTAAGTGATGAAGATTCGCGGTAACTGGGAAGACTGGGAAGACTTTGAGAACTTTGCCAAGGGTGGCGGTGCGTTTAAGACGGCTGCATGGACTCGCAAGGCTGGGAAGAATCCAGAAGGCGGCTTGAACGAAGCCGGTCGTCGCAGCGCAAAGCGTGAAGGGATGAACTTGAAGCCGCCAGTGAGTGCGAGCCAAGCAAAGAAATCTCCGAAAGCAGCGGCACGACGCAGATCGTTCTGTGCGAGGATGTCCGGAATGCCGGGTCCAATGAAAGATGACAAGGGCAGGCCGACGCGCAAAGCGTTGTCTCTCCGTAAATGGGATTGTTAAGAGGAAACCATCATGGGCGTTAAGTACGTTAAAGATTTTTCTTTCCCGTCTGCGGGTGGTTTCCACTCAGGCAGCGTTCAGCGTTATGCCAAAGGCGGTCATGTAACTAAGCTCCCGGCTAAGGCTAAGGATTCCGCCAAAGGAATGCCTGCTCGTGCCAAGCCAAATGCTCCTGCGCGTGGCGCTCCGAAGATGGAGTCCAAGCCCAAGGTCGGCAAGGGCCAAGGTTACGAGAAGGGCGGTTACGTTCCGGGCAAAGAGAAGGATGTTCTCCCGGTCAAGCGTCCTCCGGGTCGCGGCAAAGATCTGGCTCCGGCTCGTCGCTTTAAGGGCAAGTACGAAGGCTACGCTGAGGGTGGTCCGGTTGCAGAACTGGATGCCGGTCAGCCGGATTACGTGGCTCCTAAGCCTAGGTATCAAGATTTGCTTGAGGCGTTGCCGGAAGCGCCGGTAAAACGCGAATTTGTAATGCCGCCGGAGTTTGATGAAGAGGGCTTTCGCGTTGGGCCGGATCGGGGCGGTAGTCGGATGTATGATCCGGATCGTTATATAAGTCCTGAGATTCCGGTCGGCGCTTTGACTCCGCTGCCGGAAGAGCCGAATTACGCCGTCCCGCTCGGTGGTGATGAGCCGCCCATCGGAGTCCCGCTTCCGCAAAAGCCGATTTACACGGACGGGCCGGGTAAAGCTATTGACTTCCTTGATTTTTACAGGGAGCAGAACGCTAACCGCGTTGGTAACCGCCGCGCCATGATGGGTGACCGTCGTGATATGGCTATGCGTCCGGGTATGCGTGGTGTTGCTCGTCGCGCTGCTCCTGCGCGTATGCGTGCTCCGGCTCCGGTTCGTCAGCCTGCGATGCTGCCGTTTGAATTGCAGCCTGAGCCTTTGGTTCCGGTCTTCAAGAAAGGCGGCGCAGTGAAGGGTGAGAAGATCGCCAAAGTGATGCGCGAGTACAAAGAGGGCAAGCTGCACTCAGGTTCTAAGAAGGGTCCTGTTGTGAAGAACCCGAAGCAAGCGATGGCGATTGCGCTGTCGGAAGCTCGCGCTGCGAAGAAGGCCGCGGGTGGCGCTGTTGACAGTGATTACGGCGACACTATGAAAAAGTATGTGCCTTACGAGTCAAAGGGTCCGAAGACTCGCTACACCGCTGCTAAGGGTCGTCGCATGTCGAAGGAGCGTGCCATGGAACGTCGTGCTTTGGATAAGGCGCGTCACGCTGAGAAGTATGCTCCGGGCATGAGCCTTGATATGTCCGAGTACAAGAAGGGCGGCAAGGTTAAACACTCTGATGTGAAGATGGACAAGGCCATGGTGAAGAAGGCTGTCCACAAGCATGAGAAAGCGATGCATCCCGGTAAGAAGATGACCAAGCTCAACAAGGGCGGCGTTCCTTCATACGGACGTAAGCCAATGTACGGCGGCGGTAAGTGCTAAAATAACTTCCGTGTAGTCAGAGGGGTCTGCTCGATGCAGTAGACCATGGCGCAAGAGGGACCCTGATGGCGACTTCCGGTACAGTTTCGACAACTCAATTTACGACTAGGCAGGTCATTGACCATGCCTACAGGCGTTGTCGTTTGGGTGCGCAGCAGATCACCTCTGAGATGATCGACATTGCGAACGACCAGCTTTACCTGATTCTGGCTAACCTTGCGAACCGGGGTGTTCAGCTCTGGTGTATTGAGAAACTGATTATGCCGCTCTACGAGGGCAACAGCGCAGTGACGCTGCCTTTGGGTACGGTGGACGTTCTCAATACCAACCTGCGCACTCTGACTCAGGTAACGGGCACTGAGACGACTAGCTCAACCACGGTGACGATGGTAGTTGCCGGTGGAACGACGTTAACGACGGTAGGCATTTTGTGGAGTGCAACCTCGGTTCCGTTCGTAGTCGAGCAGTCTGTTAATGGCGCGACTTGGACATCGGTACCTCTTGAGCAGTATCAAGCAGCGTCTGCGCCGACTCAGGTTGCAGGCGAGTGGCTGTGGGTAGACTTTGTTTCCACAACTACGAACAACTATTTCCGCGTTCGTGCTACGAGCGGTACTTTATCGGCCACGGATGTCTATTTCGGGAACACGCCTACAGAAATCCCTATAGCGCGATTGAATCGTGATGACTATACGGCGCTGCCCAACAAGTACTTCCTTGGCCGACCTTTGCAGTTCTGGTTTGACCGTCAGTTAGACCAGCCGGTGATGCGTCTCTGGCCAGCCCC